CCCTGCGGCGGAGTGAAATCAATTTTCTCATATTTCTTTGGCGGTGCCATGGCGCTTGCCTCTGTAGGGATATTGAATTGCCCTTATACAATGGTCTAGGCATACCACGTCAACCGTGTGGCTGTGCCGCGCCCGTTTGTCACCTCGGTTAATGGTGGCCTCCTGAGGAGTAATCCTAAATGCTAATCCGTTCTCTTATCAATCCGATCAACCGAAATGCAGATGGCGATGGTAGTGGCGGTCCTGATATCGCCGCAATGATCGCCGCAGAAGTTGCCAAGGCCACGGCGGGCCTCAAGTCCAAGAATGATGAACTGCTGAATGAAGTGAAGGCTGAGCGCACGAAGCGCCAGACCTATGAGCAGCAGATTCAGAGCATGGGCAGCCAGGACGACATTACCAAGGCCCGTGAACTGATGGAGCGTATGCAGGCCGATGCCGACTTGCGAATGATTGTGGAAGGCGGCAAGGCCGCGTTTGAGGACGTGCTGACGCGCCGCACCAAGGGCGTTGTGGCTGCCGAGCGTGCCGCCAAGGAGGCTGCTGAGCGTGCGGCCAAGGAGGCTGCTGAGCGTGCGGAGGCAGCGCAGAACCGTTGGCGGTCTGAGCGCCTGAATTACGAAGTGACTTCCGCCGTCAGCAAGGCCAAGGCGCTGCCTGAAGCCGCCGAGTATATCCGTATCAAGGCGGAGCAGATGTTCGCCCTTGATGATGAGAGCGGCAAGCCGCGCCTGCGTGAAGGCATCGACGCGATTGACCGCAACGGCAATCCGCACACCCTTGATACGTGGGTCGATTCGCTTCGTGACAGCAATCCGTTCTTCTTCGGTATGCCGTCTGGTGGCGGGGCAAATGGTGGCGGGGGCCGTGGTAGTGACCGCGCCCCGGTGAAGATCAACGCCACCGACGCCAAGGCCATTAGCAGCAATCTTGAAGCGATTGCCGCCGGTAAGGCCGTTGTGGCGGGCTAAAGTTGTTACCTGCGGGCCTAAAACGCCCGCAGGTATTGACTTTTTCGTTGATTTTCCAATAGGTATGCTGTGTTTACGTTTTTGACCCCTGTGGGGTTAAAAGCATTTCCCGCCGACCTTGTGGGTTGCGTGCGGTTCGCGGACACCTTCGGGTTTCAACGGCGGGAATGCCGCTAAACCCTTTAAGCACAGGAGGCTTTGATGCCCAATAGTCTTTCCAATCTTATTCCCCGGCTTCTTGCGCGTGGCCTTCTGGCGCTGCGTGAGCAGGCTGTCATGCCCCGCCTCGTCAATCTGGACTATTCCAGTGAAGGCGCGATGCGCGGCTCCACCATCGACATTCCGGTGAGCAACACCTTCTCTGCCACCAACGTGTCCCCGAGCATGACCATGGCTTCGGCCCAGGACAGCACTCCGGGTCTGGTGCAGATCGCCCTTGACCAGTGGAAGGAAGTTCCGTTCTTCATCACTGACAAGCAGCGCATGGAGATCATGGAGAGCGAGTCGTTCCTCCCCATGAACGTCTCCGAGACCGTTCGTGCCCTCGCCAACTCCATGGATGCCCACATCCACAATCAGTATGTGGACGTGTATGGCTATGTCGGCACCGCTGGCAGCACGCCGTTCAGCAGCATTGCTGACGTTGTGAACGCCCGCGCCACGCTGAACAAGCAGCTTGCTCCGATGGGTATGCGCCGCATGGTGCTGAACCCGGACGCCGAAGCCAACCTGCTCCAGATTCCGGCCATGTCGGACCTTGAGAAGACCGGCGACTCGGACGTGAAGATCGAGGGTATGCTTGGGCGCAAGTTCGGCTTCGACTTCTACCAGTCCACCAACGTTGTGACCCACGTTGCGGGCACCGTGGGCAGCGTGACCGTTGCTTCCACGACCGCTGCTGGCGCTACCACGCTGGATATCATCGCCTCTGTGGCTGGCACCTTCAAGAAGGGTGACATCTTCAGCATCGCCGGTAACAGCCAGACCTACGTGGTGACTTCGGCTGACGCCACCTACACTTCGACCAAGACCGCCATTTCCATCAGCCCCGCGCTGGTGGCGATTGCTTCGAGCGGTGCTGACGTGACCCGCCGTGCCTCGCATGTCGTGAACCTCGCCTTCCAGCGCGAAGCCTTCGCCTTCGTGAACCGTCCGCTGGCGGGTGTGGGCAATGGCCCCGAGCTTGGTTCGATCATCTCTCAGATGACTGACCCGGTGTCTGGCCTGACCATGCGTATGGAAGTGACCCGCCACAACAAGCAGGAGCGTTTCGCCGTGGACGTGCTGTATGGCGCCAAGGCCATCCGCCCCGCCCTCGCCGTGCGCGTTGCTGGCTAATCGCTTCGCCTTAAAAGCAATGAAGCCGGGCAGAAATGCCCGGCTTTATTGTTTGGTGGAGGCGGAGGGATTTGAACCCACAAACCCTTTCAGGTAGCAGGGTTTGAGCCTGCCGCGTATGCCTGTTCCGCCACGCCTCCGAAAAAGAGTTTTTACTCTACATCATCTCCAATTTCGTCGCCCTGCGGACCAAACAGCATATGCTCTGCTGCCCGAAGAATGTAGACTGATTCCGCCATATTCAACCCTTCCGTGATCGTCAGCCCCACGTCATCTTCAGGGTCGATGAACACAATCAGGGCCTTCGTGACGCCCATCCCCGCTAACTTCTCGGCTTGCGCCATCAATTGCGAACGGGCGACTTCCTTATCCTTGTTCTTCGCCATGGCGCCGTCCTCCTACTAGATATGAAAAGTGATAGTCGGGGAAGTCTTGACTTGGCTCATGATTTCCCGAACCGCTTCGGCAGCAAACTCATTCGCACTTTCGGCTTCGTTGACAAAGGAAAAATCAAATTCCTTCTTTTCGAGATTGCCTTCGCTCGAATGGTTCTTGGTGAAAAGCCGCTGAAGCAAAGTGCGCTTCGGTCTTGCGGCCTCAAGGCTTGGGCGCCGGATGTGCGCCATGATGCCAGCATACCGCCGCACGTAGTCATACTCGTTTTCAAAACGAATGTCGTCAATGACAACCGACTTGCCATCGCGAACCAAGGCCCGAACCTTGGCATCGGCTACTTCGACCCAGAAATCTTCCCCCATGCAATCGCGGCCCCATTCGGTTCCAAGGGTCTGCATGGTATGGCGTGGCGTCTTGCTCATCAGATAAGCGGAGACTTGATGCTTCAAGCCACCTTCAATCATTTCGTCAATCTTGCACAGCGGAAGATTTTGATATGCCAAAAGACTACGAAGCATCGCCTTTAGGCCATCAGCCACCTTCACGCGCACGAAGCCGTGTTCGCGCACAAGCATGTCGGCCACGGTGCTTTTGCCCGCACCGGGGTAGGGGCTGTAGAGACCAACGAGGGTTCCAGGGTTAGGCTGGTGCATGGTTTGCCTTCACTCTTATACGGGGTTTGCTTGTAGCGATGGCGTCGCCTCTGAACCACGCCACGCCTGCGTCATCAACTTCAACCAACTCGGGCGGTAGTAGCACACCGTCACGCCACGTCAAGACCACAAATCCGGGACGCGAATAGGAAGGGCCGTCTTCGCCATACTCGAAAGCGGAGTGGTCCTTGTGGGCCAAGAAGCCGCACTCAACGCCCCAGCGCCGCCCTTGGTAGTCCTCAATAGGTGAGACGGTCAGGGCGTGCGTATGGCCCGTCACGATGCTCACGCCCGCCGCCATGGCGTTGTTACGGGCCGCACCGACACCTTGGCGCTGCTTGTGCTTGATGACCGTATGCCCGCCTCGCACGCCGCTGTTGACGTGGAGGGACCAACTCATCTTCCAACCCGCGAAATGGTCGGACAGGCGAAAGCCTGAGATGCCTTTATAGTCGGAGGCCGTCAACGCCAGCTTGTAGTCGAAGCGCCTGCAATGGTTGCCGATGGTATAGAACTTCGGCGTGCCGGGTGGCAGCAAGGCTTCGATGTTCGCTAGGACTTCGGTGCAGGCGTCCAACTCTTGCTGCACATTGGGTTTACGCTCCCAGCCAAGGGGTGGATGGCGCCCGATAGACGCCCCATCAAACAGGTCTCCGTTCATCACGAAGAAGTCAGGCTTGATCTGCGGCAGAAGCGTATAGAGGGCTGATTCGGCTGCCGTGATGCCATCGCCCGGCCACTTGTGGCGGTCGCTCACGATAACAGCGCAACCGTTATCAATGTGAAAATGCTCTCTGAGCGTATAGGCGCGGTCGTGAACCGTCAAATCGTCTGTAATGGATGGAAGCACATAGCCGAGGCTTTCAAGCCTGTTGCGCCTCGAATAGACGTTGCGGACATGGACGCCGAGGGCTTTTGCAACTTGGTTTGGCGAGAAGCCGCTTTCAACCCAAGTGCGGATGAAGTCGTCAGCAGATACAAATGCCACACAGAACGCCTTATGAAATCGCCATCGCCTCGAACGGCAATGCAGCAAGGCGCTTGGCCCAGCCTCGTCCGTGATTTGGCCATGTCGACATGTTGGTCATCGCGTTGACGCGCATAGCATGAAACTTGGCGGCGACGCCATCAGAAAATGAGGCCGCAATCGTTTTTGGCCCGATGATGCCGTCCGCCGTCACGCCGCCCGCCAACTGGAGCCACCGCGTTGCCGCGCCGACACCGTTGTTCACCGCCGCATCAAAAACCAAAACAGCCAAGAAGGGCGGGAAACTGTCACACTTCATGCGGTTCCAATAGTCGTTGCGGTAAATGTCCTTGGCCTGTTGCAGCGTGAGATTCCGAATATCTACATTTGGGTAGGCCCGCTTGCTAATGCCGTATTTGGTTTCACCGCCACGGTCATGCGGGTCGTTGACATACCCACCCTCATGGCCGATGAGGATTTCAAACGCCTTGTCGAACAACTTTGTCATGCTAGGACGCCTTGACGGATTTGCCCTGGCTATAGCGATCCAACACAATGTCAATCAAGCGAGGGCCGGTATATGAAACTGCGATGATGATGGCGAAGTTGGTGAAGCCCGTAAACGCAAAATGGTCTGCGATGCCTTTGCCCAAGACGCCCATGCCGATGGCAAGCGGAATTTCCCAAAGCAGGTTCCAACCACTTGGGCGCCTAGTGGATGTGGCAAGGGCGAGCAAGCGCCCCAAAGCCCCCATCCCACCAGCAGCAGCGCCATGCACGGCTAGATCACGAACGCCAAGATCGTCGATAGGCATGGCGGGGCACCCCTTCTTTTGCTGGCACGACAAGAAGGGTCATCTTTTAACCTACGCGGCTATGAAAGTTCAATACGGAACCGCCAAGCCTTCCTGCAAAAGCACGTTGCCGATGTTGGGGTGCTGCGCGTTGCCAACGCACGCGAGAAGCCGCCCAAACGAATCACGGTCGTCGCTCTTGGTGGCGATGGTGGCGGTGCTGCCGATAGGCAGAAGCGCCTTGGTGCGCTCCGTAGCGGCCTTGCCCGCCTGCCTCTCAGGCGTATTGATGCCGAGGATGCGGATGCGCTCATCCTTGTAGATGCCGAGGCCCACCGCCACACGCGCATCAAACGTATCGCCATCCACAACCCGCGTGACGGTGACGCGGTATGTCGGGAACAGCGATGTGGGACAGGCGAAGGTGGGGGCAGGTGCCACGGCCAATAAGGCTGCGGCCAGAGACACTTTAAGAGTTTTTGCGAGCATTTGAGTCATCCCAGGTCGCGCCAAATATGTAACTACCAATCACGGCACCTGCTAGGCTAATCAGGGCCAGAATGGTTTGGTGGGTAAGGTTACTCTCCGGGTTCCAAACCGTCAAGGCCGGAATGGCAGCGCCGCAATAGATAAGGGTCGCATGGATGATGCGGCGCCTGCGCTTCCACTCTCCCGGCTTGGCAATATCGTCACTCATGGGCGAGAAGCTCCTTCACACGAATCAGTTTATCGCGGCACTCGGTTGCAGCGGAGAAGGTGTCTAGTAGCCAATACGCCAATTCCGTGTCTGACATGCGCTCAGGGGGCGTTTGCGCCTGCGGGCAGGCTAGTAGGCTTGGCGGGATGGGTTGGCGCACCAGCACCACCGGACGAGGCCCGCAAGCCGTCAAGAGCAGCGCGCATGGCAGGGCTAGAAGCGCAAGACGTGGTTTGGGGAGCATTGGCGACGGCCCTGTAGATGACTTGGATAGACGCCTCACGCGCCTTTTGTGCTTCGTGCTGCGCCTCTAGGACGGCGATGGAGGCTTCTTGCAGCCGCGCCTTCTCCCGCTCCGTGATGACTTGGATTTCAGCCGCGTAGGCAGCACGGATATTCGGCTCATGGATGGTTTTGAGCCAAATGTAGGAAGAGGCTATGGCACCGAAGGCCAGGGCGGGAGTGAGGATGGCGGGGGAGAGAAGGTTGAGCATCATGGCTTGACGTAAGGCGCGATTTCCAACTCACCTTTTTCAACCAATGCTCGGATATTGTTGTAATCCGAGTTGCCAATCGCGCAAGGGACAAACGACGTTACGCTGTGAATATCAACCTTGATTGTGGTGTTTTCTTCGGAGGTATAAGAAGCGTTTGTATATTTCTGCATATTACAACTCCGCAGTAGCGGTTAGATGGAGGCGAGATATTTGGCCGGAAGACCACCCATCCAAACTAGAACCCGCTGTGGCCGTCAGATAGAATCCCCATTCGGTGCTGTAGACCACGGTGGATGAGAAGTCGGTGCCCGTCGTCCCGTTCCGGGCCTGACTGTTGCTCGCAGAAGGGTTGAACCCTGTCACCGTGGGGGCGACCCGCATTGCTACCGGAAAAGAGGCCCCTGAATACGCAGAATTGATGCTGGGTGCGCCTGCGCCAAAAACAAAAGCGCCTGTCACTCCCGCGTTCTGTGCGGGTGTTGTCGCAAGAGGAAATGTTTTCCAGTAATACCGTTGGCACAACTCCAACTCTGTCCCAATCGGCCTGCGTTCAAATTCAGTAGCGACGGAACCAATTTCAATTTGGACTTGCGCGATGTCTAGAGTGAAAGTGGTGTTAAGGGGCGCCCCGATTTCAAAAGTCAGATAGTCGTTATTATCAGAACCTAAAGTTTTCCCACTGATGGAAGGGAGTGTAACTTGGTAGGTGTATTTCGCCCAAGACGTTCCAACAGATACGTTCGAAGCGATTGTGGTGGCCACGTTCGCGCTGGGAGAGCCTCCCGACCCAAAGTATTGCTGAGACGCAATGCTAGGCAGGGTTATGGACGACGCGGCCTTTGCATAGAACGAAATAGAAATTGTTTTACCCGCAAATGTTCGGACGCTCTCAATTCTTTGAACGACGTTGTTGTATGTCCCGCCGCTCCCCGCAACTGATTGATTGAACCGAAGAAAATACGCCGGTTCATTCGGAACGTCTGTTTGTCCTAGAGCGAAAGACTGCCGAGAAACTGTGCGCGTCGCCCCCGTGCCGTTAAAACCGACATACCAGCGGTCGGCCATATATGTGCCGTCAGCAAATCCTGTAAAACTTGTGCCTCTCTGCCAAATATCAAAATTGCCATTGATGATGGCATTGCGGAACCCCGCCAGAGGCCCCGACGTGGTTGATATGAGGGGGCCTTCAAGCGTCAAAGATTTGTCTGCACCTTTGAATTTTGCGACAAGTCCGTTCTTGCCATCGTAAATCGCCAAATCGCGAAATTGCGTTGTGCCGTTGTTGTAGCCGTTATAGTTGACAGCTATTTCCGCGCTTGCGTTTGTAAGCCACTCGTTGATTTGGTTTGTAGTAAACGAGAGATTAGGCCCTCGTGCCTCATTCGCCGTCCACCTTACCTTATCTGCAACCTCGAAAATGCTGGACCCTGCCGCCACCAACGCGACTTTGTTTTCGCCCGGAAAATACATCCCCGTATCGCGGTCGTTAACCGGGGACACCGCCACCGCGCTTGCCGTGCCGCTGCCAATCGTGATTGGCGTAGAAAGATTGAAGTTGCCGTCGCTGTCATACATCACGAAGCGCGACGCCGATGGCGCGAGGAACAGATATTTGGTGCCAGCAGACCAACTGATTGCGGATGTGCCGCCGCTACTGTTGCGGACAATCAGAGTGCGCGAAATGGT